TCTAGGCTTTCGTGGGGATGTGGAAGGCGCATATAATTCTGTTAAAGATTATATTCCTAGCAGATTTCAACCATATGCTAGAAGCGCGGCAAATGCTATAAAAACCGCTGCTCCTTATGTAGATAAGGCTTACGGTTTTGCTCAAAAATATGCACCTCAAGCTCAACAAATGATTAGTAAATTTTCACCTGGTATGGGGAATGCCTTTGGTCAGTTTAGATCAATGGTAGGACTTAAGAAAGGCGGTAAGGCACATCATAAAAGACATCGCCACATGAATGAAGGTGGGATGTTAGGGGAAGATCCAGCTACTTATGCTCCTACAGCTGCAAAGAGAGGTGGCAAAATTCATCGTAAGCATAAATATGCAGATGGTGGAAGTTTAGCCGACACAATGGATCAATATTTCAAACCAATTGCTAATTATGCGCCACGCCGATTAATGCCATTAGTTGGTAGAGCATATAACGTAGCACGAGAATTTGGTCCACGTGTTAAGAGAGCCTATGAAAGAGCGCAAGGACTTTATGGGAAAGCTAAAGAGTATGCACCAATGGCTGAAAAAGCGATATCTGCTTTGTCACCTTCAATGGGTGAATCATTTGGGAGGCTTAGATCTATGGTTGGATTAAAGAAAGGCGGTAAAGCTCACGGAAAACATCACTATGCTCGTGGCGGAACTGTTTATGAGCATCACATGGTTGGCGAACACCCTAGTCATCGTAGACCTCATATTAATTATGAGGCTGAAATGAGAGGAGAGCATTGCGTGAGTGGACCAAAGAATAGACGAGTCCATCACAGAGGAGTAGATGATGAATCCCATCATCAAAACTTTGCAATGGGAGGCGTTGGAAAAATACGACATATGCAAGCAGATAAACATGGTAAACCGCTTCATCGCCGTATGCACCGCGTAGCAAAAGGTAAGTAATCTTGGATATTAAGTTTTATGAGAATTTATTATTTAGGATAAGGGATAGGCGTTCTGTTTTGACGGAACGCCTTATTTCAGGGACCTTTGAAACTTTTGACGACTATAAATTGTTCGTTGGAAAAGTAAAAGGATTAGACGAAGCTGAATTAATTATTCGGTTGTTGTTTAAAGATATGTATGACATAAACATGGAGGTTAATGATAAAAATGGAGAATATAGCTCATAAGTTTAGTTTTATTGAAGATCATGAAGAACAAGAAGCAAAAGAATTTATAGAAAAGCATCTTGGTTTTCCTGCTCCTCGAATGGCTGGATATCACATGGCCGTAAAAATTTATGTTAGACCAGAAGATATACATACATTTGTAGATGAGAATACAGGAGAAACTAAATCTATTTATCTTCCACATACAGTAACAGCTCATGACAAGTACAGAAGTTGTACTGCATTAATTGTATCTATGGGACCAGAAGCCTATAAGCATGAACGTTTTAAAGAGTCTGGACCGTGGTGCAAGGTAGGAGATTGGGTAGTTATTCCAAGAAATGAAGGAACACAAGTCAATTATCGTGGAGTCCCAATGCAATTCATACCTGATGATAGGGTTCTTGCGATTGTTGAAGATCCAACTCATGTAACCAGAGATTAAGGAACGATCATGGAAAGACAAGAAAATTATGATGTTGATTATGAAAACGAAGTCGATGGAGAAGTAGAAAATACTATTCCACAAGAGCCAGAAGTAGAAGAAGAGCTTAGTGCGGAGCCTTCTTTAGATGAAGGATTTGAAGAAGATGCATCCGAAGAACCTAAGCGAAAAGGTAAAATGCCTGCCCATACACGTATCCAGCAGATTCAAAGAGAAAAATATCAAGCTCTAGATGAATTAAATCGTATACGTGAAGAAAACGAATATCTACGCAGAATGGCTTTAGATTTGAATTATAAAGCTGAGGAATCTGGCAATGCAGCCATGATTCATTATGATAAAAGCGCAAATTTGAAGTTAGATCAAGCAAAGGCAAAGAAAGCTCATGCAATTGAAAATGGCGATATTCAGGCTCAACTAGATGCTGATGTTGAAATTGCATCCGCTACTAATGAATTGCAGCAAATTAGGTCTTGGAAAGCTCAGCAAGCATTAGAAGCTCAAAATAGACAATTGCAACAGCAACAAGAAGCTTATTATCAGCAACAACAAGCGCCAAATCAGGTAGATCCAGCAGACGCCTATAATTGGTTGGAAAATAATCCTTGGTTTGTTCCTCAAAATGAAAATTATAATCCTGAAATGGTAGAAGCTGTTAAATCCTATTCAGATCAAGTCGAGAACTATTTATATAGAGTTGGTAGACCTGATTTGATTATGTCTAAGGAATACTTTCAAGAGATAGATAACTACGTCAATAGTTTACAAAGTAGCGCAAGGAGAGGCTTAAATATGAAACCAGTAAGAGGCGGGGTTGCACCTGTCAGAAATAGTGCATCTCATTCTGTTCAAGAGAAGCAGCAATTTAAATTAACTTCTGAAGAAAAGGACATGGCTAGAAGATTAGGTGTGTCAGATCAAGTCTATATGCAACATAAGATTAATGATATGCAAAAAAATCCTAATAAACGTAGATTCGGACGGTAAATCATAGATATTAACAAGGAGTGTTAAAAATGAGCAAAAGAATTAGGCAAAGAGTGGAAGATTCAAGACGGTTAGAGCTTCGCGTAAATGAACTAAGACCCGTGATGAATATGAGTTATAAAGATCCACTTTATATAGATCCTGAATTAGTCCCAGATGGTTGGGAATACTTTTGGGTAAGAGAAAGTGTTCTGGGTGAACCAGATTTTGGTAGAACAGTAGAAATGAAAAGGAAGGGATGGACACCTGTTCCTGCGGATAGGCATCCTGAAATGACTTTTGATGATTTCTTAGGAAGAATGAGCCATTTAAAAGGATATATTTTTCATAAAGGATTGGTTTTATTTGAAAGGCCTAAAGAATTTGGGGATATGGAAAGAAAAGCTATACAGCAGCATAATGAGCAGATATTAAGATCTATGCCAGGTACTGAAAACTTTATGGCTGAACCAACTATTCCTGCAAGATTCTTGGTAGATCCAGCCCCTAAAAGAGGATTTACATAAAATGTATTAATGTGTATAATAGTAGTATTATATAACTGAGCGGACCAAGCTCTTTAAACAAGGTCGAGGTGAAAATCCTCCATCGTATGACACTCACGTTAGAATGTTTTAGCCGTACCTACGCATAGGATATGCGTAACGTTATGGATTTAACTTTTAATTTGACACGGAGAGTCAACAATGGCATACGGTGTAAATGCTCCTTTTGGTCTACAACCACGTCAGTATCTTGATGGTACTCCTTGGAGTGGACAAACTTCTGAATACCAAATCGCTTCCGGTTATAATACTTCACTTTTTACGGGTGATCCGGTTTACTATGCGGCAAATGGTACGATTGTTCGTGCCACTGCTGGTGATGCTAATCCTATTTTAGGTGTATTTTTTGGCTGTAAGTATTTTGATGCCAACAATAACCCAGTTAATTCCCCTTATTGGCCAGCAAATACCGTTACATTTCAAGCTGCAAATGCAACTGCATTGATCGTAGATGATCCGTGGGTTCTCTATGATGTTCAAACTAACAATGCCGCTGGTATTGGTGCTGCTGATATATTCCAAAATGCCAACATTCAATACACGGTTGCGGGTTCGACTATTTCTGGTCAATCCGGTGCCGGGTTGAATGCAACATTGGGTACAACAGCAACCTTCCAAGTAAAAATCATTCGTTTTACGCCAAATCCGAACAATGTTGCCGGGGTTGGTTATAACAATGTTTTAGTCCTTATCAATAACAATCCTTACAAGGGTGGTACTGGTACGGTTGGTATTTAAGATTTTTTAACAAGTTATTAATGCTTCAGGGAGAAGCATCAAGGTTTAAGGAGAAACCACAATGGCGATCAATACTACTAGTATAGCCAACTTACTAAGACCTGGCCTAGAGGCAGTATTTGGTGATTATCCAAGTTATCCTTCTCAATGGTCTGAAATTTTTGAGGTCTACGAATCAGACAAATCGACTGAAATTGAAGTTGAAATGAAGATGTTAGGGCTTGCACAAATTCGTGCTGAAGGTGCCCCAACAGCTGTCGATACGATGGGTCAACGCATCATCACCCAATATACGCACCGCTACGTGGCTCTTTCGTTCAACATAACTAGACAGGCCCTAGCCGACAATCTGTACAAGACAAAATTCCCATTAATGGTAAGAGCGTTGAAGAAATCAATGGCTCAAACCAAGGAAATTTTAGGTGCCAGCGTACTCAATAATGGTTTTAATGCTGCTTATCCAATTGGTGATGGCCAGCCATTATTCTCACAAAACCATCCAATTGATGGTGGAGTTGTACCAAATACACCAGCTGTAGCAGCCGATTTAAATGAGGCTTCTTTAGAAAGTGCGATCATCACGATTCAACAATTTAAAGACCAAGCCGGTCTAATTGTTATGACCAAACCAGAGAAATTAATTGTTCCGCCACAAGGACAATTCGTTGCTGAGAGGTTATTAGGATCTGCATTCAGAACTAACACCGCAAACAACGATATTTCTGCGGTTTATAACTTAACTTCAGTGCCAGCAGGTTATAGAACCAATCAATTCTTGACCACACCAAATGCTTGGTTCCTATTAACGGATGCGCCTGATGGTTTTAAACATTATGTGAGAGAGACCATTGAAACTGACGTTTATACTGATTTTTCCACGGATAATTTAATGGCGAAAGCAGTCGAGCGTTATTCATTCGGGGTCAGCAACTTCCGTGGTGCGTATGGTAGTCCCGGAACCTAATGATTCAATCATCTTAGGTTTCAACTTTAAGGAGAAAGTTTATGGGAATAAATTTAATATCCCCGACTAGTTTTACTACTAGCGTG